TCAAACTGTCTCTCTCCGACACAGTCCGAGCCAGTCCAAGACAGTCCGTTTAAGTCCAGACCTGATCCGATTCGATGACAACTAAAACCAGAAAGCCCAAGAAGCTAGTTGGGGATTTAAGACCACGCCTTCACAGCCCGTGGTTAAAGGGCAAAACTAAAGGCGATCAAGTTGCAGAACTTGCAGAGCGCATAGGTCAGCCACTTCTCGAATGGCAGCGCATTATCTTGGATGATTTATGCTCTGTGGACAAAGAAGATCAGTTCATCCGTAAGACAAGTCTGTTGCTGATTGCTAGGCAGTCAGGAAAGAGCCACCTTGCAAGAATGCGAGCGTTAGCAGGGCTATTCATGTTTGGCGAGAAGGACATCCTGATCATGTCCTCTAATAGAGCCATGGCAATGAAGTCCTTTAACATCATGGCAGACATCATCGAGCGCAACGACTTTCTCAGAGTGCAGCTAAAGGATGGAGACATTAAGAAGGGCATCCGCAGGACTAATGGCGATGAGAGAATCATCCTTGCATCTGGAGCGCAGTTAGAAGTTGCTGCTGCGACATCCGATGGAGCGCGTGGGCGCACCTGTGATTTCCTCTGGATCGATGAGCTACGCGAGGTGTCTGAGGCTGCTATGGATGCGGCTAAGAGCGTTACCTTAGCGCGTAAGAATAGCCAGCGATTATTCACTAGCAATGCTGGAGACCATTTTTCAAAAGTGCTTAATGATCTGCATGAGGCTTGCTTAAATAAGCCACCTAAGAGCTTAGGCTTTTACGAATACAGCGCACCTGACTTCTGTGATATCTGGGATCGTAAAGCATGGGCAATGGCTAACCCTTCTCTGGGTCATCTAATCAGCGAGGAAGCCATAGAAGAAACTATTGCATCCTCAACGATGGAAGCTGCTAGAACCGAAACCTTATGCCAATGGATCTCCAGTTTAAGTTGTCCGTTCAGCACAGAGGTACTTGAAAACTCATCCGATAGCACTCTAGAGATGACAGTAGGTGCTTATACAGTATTCGGATTCGATGTAAGTCCGAGTAGGCGCAATGGGTCGCTCGTTGCTGGTCAGTTGCTTCCAGATGGCAGAATTGGCATTGGCATTATGGAGACTTACAGCTCGCAGGTTGCCATCGATGAATTGAAGATGGCTGCAAGCATTAAATCTTGGGTTGATCTGTATAAGCCACGCCTTGTCTGCTTTGACAAGTACGCAACTCAGACCATCGCAGATAGACTGGCTAACTCAGGTGTTATGGTGGAAGATGTGTCAGGTCAGCAATTCTACAAAGCCTGTGGAGACTTGCTAGAAGGATTGACCAACCTGCGCGTGGTTCACAATGGCTCTAAGGAACTCATTGAGCAGTTCACGAATACAGCTGCTAAGACTAACGATAGTGCTTGGAGAATCATTAAGCGCAAAAGTGCTGGAGACATTTCAGCCCCTATTGGCTTGGCAATGGTAGTAAGTAAGTTGATGCTTCCTCAACCTAAGCCACAGATTTATGGTTAGACACACCCATAGCACATTGTCTAATTGCTTGACAAATGCTACACTTTATGACTATGGGTCTATTCCGCAAAACTGAAGCAATCTCAAATGATCAGCGTTCATCGCTTTTAGCGCAATACGCCCCTTCTATTATGGGCGAAAATCTTAACTCGCTCTACAACTACATCATGCCGCGAGTCAATCGCAACGAAGCAATGTCAGTTCCATCTGTAGCTCGATGCCGCAATTTACTTTCGGGCGTTATCGGTGGACTACCTCTCAATCTTTATCGCAAGTCCACAGGTGAAGAACTAGGCAATCCATTATGGGTTGATCAGCCAGCAATTAACCAGCCACGCTCTGTAACAATGGCGTGGACTGTAGATTCATTGATGATGTACGGCGTGGCTTACTGGCAAGTTACAGAAGTTTATGCAGAAGATGGACGACCATCTCGCTTTCAATGGATTCCTAATGTCAAGGTTACATTTAACACAGACCTTTATGGCATGACTGTCACTCAATACTTTATCGATGCGGTTGCTGTACCTATGTCAGGTCTTGGATCGATTGTTACATTCCAATCATTCGATGAAGGCATATTAGAACGCGGATCTGAAACAATTAGAGCTGCAATCGATCTTCGTAAAGCAGCTGTATTGTCCGCCAGCACGCCTATGCCAAGTGGGGTGTTACGGAACAACGGGGCTGACCTAGATCCTAAAGAAATTGCTGGACTACTTGCAGCATGGAAGAACGCTAGACAAAATCGTGCAACTGCATACTTGACAAGCACTCTGGAATACCAGCCAACATCATTCTCTCCAAAAGACATGATGTATGACGAAGCACAACAGTTCTTGGCAACTGAAATTGCTCGCCTATGTTCGATTCCAGCTTATCTTCTTAGCGCAGAAGCCAACACATCAATGACTTATGCGAATGTGCTTGATGAAAGAAAACAATTTTTCTCGATGAGCCTTGCGCCTTATGTAAATGCAATTCAGGATCGCCTTTCAATGGATGACATTACTGCTCGCGGTAATGCAGTTCGCTTTGATGTTGATTCATCATTCCTAGCAACAGAACCAATGGAACGCTTGCTAGTAATTGAAAAGATGTTATCTCTAGGCTTGATCACAGTTGAGCAAGCAATGGAGATGGAAGATTTAACACCTAACGGCAGCGAAGGAATCGAATAATGGAAAATCAAGTAATCACCTTCACGGCAGGACTTATTGCCAATGTTGAAGAACGCTTAATCTCAGGCAAGATCGTGCCAGCAGGTACAGGCGAAGTCGGTAACACTTCAGCAGGCAAGGTCGTATTCGAGAAGGGCGCAATCGCACTTCCAGAAGATCCTAAGACTGTCAAGCTTCTTAATCAGCATGATTCACGCCAACCTTTAGGGAAGGCTACCCAGTTTACAGAGCAAGAAGATGGCGTTTACGCTAGCTTCAAAGTAAGTCGCAGCAACAGAGGTTCAGAAGCTCTTATCCTTGCAGAAGAAGGATTGCAATCAGGTTTGTCAGTAGGCGTAGAAGTAATTAAGTCAAAGCAAAAAGGGAATGTGATGTTTGTGTCAGCAGCCCGATTGCTAGAGGTTTCATTGGTAACAGAGCCAGCATTTAAGTCTGCTCAGGTTATCGATGTAGCGGCTGAGGAAACTCCAGAGGTCGTAGAAGAAGAAATCACACCAACAGAAAGCGAGACAGCTGTGGAGAACACTCCAGAGACAGTTGCAGCACCAGCAGTAGAAGCAGCAGCGGTTGAAGCTGCTCGCCCAACTGTAGTGACAGCAACTACATTCGTGCGCGAGCGCGTAGCACCTATCACAGGCGCACAGTACCTAGAAGCAAACATCAAGGCAGCACTTGGTGATGACGAAGCACGCCGCGTAGTTCGCGCAGCAGATGACTCAACATCAACAAACACAGGTCTTACACTTGCACCACACCTAAACACATTCATCACTGACACCTTCACAGGTCGTCCAGCATTTGAAGCAGCAACAAGACAAGCTCTTTTGCCAGAGGGTATGTCATTCACAGTTCCACGCCTTTACACAAATGCTACTTCAGCTGATACTGCTCCAACAGTTGCAGACACAAACGAAGGCGCAGCACCATCTGAGACAGGCATGACGTCTGCTTTTGATACAGTAAATGTCAACAAGTTCAGTGGCTTGCAGCGTGTAAGTTTCGAGCTAGTTGATCGCTCGCAGCCAGCATTTATGGAACTAATGATGATCGAACTTCGCAAGGCATACGAGAAGGCAACAGATACAGCACTTCTACAAGCTTTCGTTGATAGCGGTACTACAGCAACAGGTGTAGCAGCAACAGCAGCAGGACTACAGTCATTTATCTCTGTAGAAGGTGCAGCAGCATACAAGGGTACAGGCGGAGACTTTGCTAACAAGCTAGTTGCTTCAACTGACCAATGGGCAGCAATCACAGGCTACGCAGATACTACTGGACGAGCATTGTATTCAGCACAGGGTGCAACATACAACGCAGCAGGTAATGCAGTAGCAACATCTGTTCGTGGCAATGTTCTTGGCACAGACTTGATCGTTGATCACAACCTTGGAGCGGGAGTTATTGATAACTCAGCATTCTTGGTTGCACCATCATCTGTTTACTGCTGGGAATCACCACAAACACAGCTTCGCGTTAATGTTTTAACAACAGGCGAGATCGAAATCAACCTTTACGGATACCTAGCAATCTATCTTGCTAAGTCAGGTAAGGGCGTTCGTAAGTTCAACCTAGCTTAATAGGTTACTAAGTCGCTCTAGGGGGTCAGTAGCCCTCTGACTCCCTAGAGTCTTTAGAAAGGAATTGCAATGGCATTAACGACAGTCAGCGAATTACGCTCCACACTCGGAGTGGGTACGCTGTATCCAGATGCCACTTTGCAAGAAGTATGCGATGCTTCAGATGCAGTCCTACTTCCTATGCTTTGGAATAACTATCAATTTAATTATCTTCAGAGCAATACGACTACTGAAGGAACTCTTTATTTTGACACAACGATTGAAGATGTTTTTTATGTAGGTCAATCTGTAGTTATTACAGGTAATGGCTCACCTTACAATGGCACAAAGACACTAACAGCAGTGGGTGAAGATTCAATTACCTTTGCTGTTACTGGCACACCTGCTGCAACAGTTAAGCATATTGTTGCACCACTTGGTCAAGTAGCAGGTGCTACAAATGTCGATTACACGACCGACACAGCAATTCAGAATGCAGCTTTAATGATCGCTGTTGAGATCTGGCAAGCAAGAACCGCGACACTCTCAGGTTCTAATGCAGTCGATTTCCAGCCCTCACCTTATCGAATGAGCGCACAGCTACTCGCTAAGGTAAGAGGATTGATTGCTCACGCGCTGAGCCCTAACTCAATGGTGGGATAATGCCACCTGTAGCCATAACTACTCTTAGAACCACATTAGCCAACGCTTTAGTCGATAACGCTAAGTGGCAGACCTTTGCTTTTCCACCTGCAACAGTTCTTGCTAACTCTGTAATTGTTTCGCCAGATGATCCTTATTTAACACCTAGCAACAATCAGCACATAAGCATTAGCCCGATGGCTAACTTTAAGATTGTTATGACTGTGCCACTGTTCGACAATGAGGGAAACCTAAACGGGATAGAAGATACTGTTTGTAGCGTGTTCGCTAAGCTCGCAGCATCATCTCTCGTCTATAATGTAAGCGCGATAAGCGCACCAAGTATTCTCAATGCTGCATCGGGAGACCTTCTCAGCTGCGAGATGTCCGTATCAATCCTAACGAGTTGGAGCTAAACATGTCCGAGTGGGAACAAGAAAACGCTGACTTCCTGAAGAAAATCGGGCAAGTAAGCACACCAGCACCAAAGCCAGTAACTACTAAGAAAGACGAGGAATAATCTCATGGCTGTATTTCTAAATAATAAAGTAGGCGTGAAGATTAACACTGTTGATCTTTCTGACCATGTCACATCAATCACTCTTAACCGCACATTCGATGAGCTAGAAGTAACAGCTATGGGCGATTCTTCACACAAGTTCGTTAAGGGCTTGGAAGCATCATCTGTAACAATCGACTTCCTAAACGACACAGCATCAGCTAATGTATTGGCAACACTACAAGCTGCATGGGGTACAACAGTCACATGTGTATTCCTACAGGAAAAGGGAACAGCAGTATCTGCTACTAACCCTCTCTACACAGTGTCACTTCTAGTGAACAACACAACAGACATCAATGGTGCTGTTGGCGATATGTCCACACAGTCGATCACATTTACTGCTAACTCAACAGTTGCAGTAGCCTCAACAGGCACATTCTAAACAACTAACAAAGGGGCAAACTCATGGCAAGACTAAAGATAGTTCGTACAGATGGAAGCGTACTAGAAGGCGAGATCACTCCAGCAGTGGAGTACTCATTTGAGCAGTACGCTAAAAAGGGCTTCCATAAGGCGTTCCGCGATGAAGAAAAGCAGAGCGATGTCTATTGGTTAGCATGGGAAGTAACACGCAGGTCAGGTGAAACTGTCAAGCCTTTCGGGATTGACTTCATTGAGACATTACGCTCAGTAACTGTCGAGGATTCAGACCCTTTAGCTTAAAGCGCGATCTTCCGTTCACCTACCTAATTGCTAGGCTAAGCATTAGGTTAGGGATCGCGCCACAGCAGTTGTTGGATTTAGATAAGAATATGCTCGATGCATTAGTGCAGGGGCTCAAGGATGAAGCGAAAGAGGTGAGCGATGCCAGCAAGCGTAAAGGGCGCCGTTGAGCTTCGCAAAGCTCTTCGTAAGTTCACGCCTGATCTTTCTAAAAAAATGTCGGCTGAAATTGGCATGGCATTAAAACCTATTACTAGATCTGCTAAAGGATATCTTCCAGATCAAAGGGAAGTTCTTAGTGGATGGTTGCCCCGTCAAATGTCAGAGGGAACTTTTCCGACCTACAATGTTCAAATTGTTAAAGCTGGGGTTGGGTACAAAACAACACCTTCTAAAGCTAACAGTAGAGGTTTCAGATCACTAGCTCGAGTTTTCAACAAAAGCAGAGCTGGTGCAATTTATGAAATTATGGGTCGTATTAATCCAGACAGTCGCTTTGTGCAAAATCAAGATGGCAAATATCTAAATAAAATGGTTGGCAAAAAGCAATTACAAGGTCGAGCTCTTTATCGCGCCTATGAAGAAAACAATGGCAAGGCAACAGTTGCGGTAATTAAGGCAATAGAATCGACAGCAGCCAAACTTAACGACAGAGCTACAGTGAGGGGTTAATTATGGCTAATGTATTTATTGATATTCTTGCTGAATTTACTGGCAAAAAAGCATTTAAAGAAGCTGAGACCTCAACAGACAAACTTACTAAAAGTGTAAAAAAACTTGGTGGGGCTTTAGGTCTTGCTTTTGGTACTCAGCAAATTGTTAATTATGGAAAACGCGCAGTTAAGGCTTTTGCAGATTCAGAGTTAGAAGCAACCCGCTTAAGAGTTGCGGTGACTAATCTAGGTCTTGCTTTTGCTGCTCCAGAGATTGATCGTTACATCGACAAGGTAGAACTTGCCACAGGTGTAAATCGAGATCAACTTCAGCCAGCCCTTTTAACGCTGTTGCAGACTACAGGCTCACTTACTAAAAGCCAAGAGCTTCTAAATCTTGCCCTTGATGTCTCGGCGGCTACTGGAGTCGATGCAAGTAGCGTGGCTGAAAAATTATCACAGGCTTATCTTGGGAACACTAAAGGTCTTAAAAGTCTTAATCTAGGTCTTACAACAGCAGAACTGAACAGTGCTGATTTTGAAACAATCCAAAAAAGAATCGCTGCACTTTTTGCAGGACAAGCTCAAGCCGCAGCCGATTCATACACAGGACAAATTAACAAACTTGCTATCGCATCTGAGCAAGCCTCTGAAATTATTGGCGGTGGATTGGTTGATTCTCTACTAATTCTAAGTGGCAATACCGATGTAAGTGCTCTAGCAGATGACATGCTTACAGCAGCCTACAACGCAGCAGAATTTACTAGAAGCGTAACAGAGCTTGCAACAGCGATCAACGCGCCTATAAAAGGTCTCGCCGACATCGTGGCAAGATTTGTTAAGGCAACAGATCCTTTTGTTGATCTTATTATTGAAGGTGACCCTTCTGGCTTCTTTAATAAAAAGCCACAGTCGGGAGCCAATGCCCCGAGAGCAGCATTTAATGGCAAGCCTTTCTATGCCGATGCTCAAAAGAATGCAGATGCACTAGCTAAGGCAGAGTCAGATGCCAAGAAGCGCGCTGCTGAATTATTAGCCATCAAGAAAAAGCAACAGGCAGCAGAAGCTAAAACTCTTAGAGATAAGAAACTTGCTTTGCTTATCGATAAGGCTAACATTGCTCTCGGTAAGAGTAGCGAAGTCTTTGACCTTGACAAGATCCAAATTGCGGCAGCACTTACCAATCAAGCAGAGCAGTTAGGCAAGGCAACCACTTCGTCCCAGCTTTTGCAGATTACAAATGATACTGCTCGCCTTAATGTCAAGCGTTCAATCCTAGCCCTAGAAGATGCGATTGCATCGAAGGACGAAGCAGCCATTATTGCTGCAACCAATAAACTCAATGCAGACAATAAGATTCTTGGTAGTTTGATTCTGCAAGATCTTAAGATGAAAGACATCAAGACAATTCTTGAAAGTCTTAGTCCAAAGGATCTAATTAATCTAGGCAATCTAGATGCTGCTATTGCCAAGATGATTGAGTTAAACAAGCTGCAAGGCAGCAAGACTGGTGCACCCACACCCACACCCACTGCTGGCAATGGCGGGAATGGCGGCAATGGCGGTGATGGTGCACCTGTTTATACAATTCCTAAAGGAACAACAGATTTTACTACTTCAAACCCTGTCATCTATAAGTTAATTAATGGACAATTAGAATCAAATAGTTACAATGAACAATTAGTGAAAGCGATTAATGCTGGAGCAGATTTACCAAGTGCGGTGCGAGGGTCGAATTACCAAGCTAAAGCAGAGCAGGAGTACGCTGCATTTCTTAGCCAGATCAATATGAGTGGGATTGCTGGTCAATCTCTGACTAGCGGTATGGCTCAAGGCTTACCATTATCCAATGCACTATCAGGTTCTCGTTATGCAGCTCAAGCAGCAGCAAGTTATGGCGCAGGCGCAACTATTGTTGTGAACACAGGCGTAGGAGATCCTAACGCTATTGCAGAAGCTATCGACCAAGTATTGCGTGAAGCACGAGACAGAGGAACGCTAACAGTAGGATGACATGGCTTCCAGAGTGGCGCGTAACAGTAGGTGATGATGTCTATACGACTGTCACCTCTGTGTCGTTTGCCTCTGGTCGCTTAGACATTGATCGCCAAGCCACAGCAGGTTACTGCCAAGTAGAAATTATTAACACAGACAATTCGCCTTTTACCATCAATGTTACAGAGCCAATTACTTTAGAGCTTAAAAACTCCACTGGCACTTATGTAACTGTATTCGGTGGAGAAGTATCAGACTTTAATGTTGGCGTGCGTAGCCCCGAAGAAACTGGCTACATAACCACAGGCAAGATCCTAGGCATTGGCTCACTGGCTAAACTCACTAAGGCTGTCTATAACACAGCTCTCATAGAAGAATTAGACGGCGAGCAGATTGCAGACATCTTAGGTGCAGCCCTAAACCTTACATGGGCAGAGGTCACACCTACAGTCACATGGGATACATACCCAGCAACACAGACATGGCTAGATGCAGAATCATCTATCGGCACTATCGACACAGGCTTCTACACAATGATCGCTCTTGCAGCCAGTGCTACTGCAAAGTCTCAGACCCTTGCAGATCAGATCGCTAACAGCGCACTGGGTCAGCTCTACGAGGAAAAGGACGGAGATGTTTCCTATGACGATGCCGATCACAGATCTAACTACCTTGCAGCTAATGGCTTTACTAACCTCGATGGCGCATATGCAACACCAAGCTCTATCACCTCAACAACTCAGGTTGCTCGTATCCGTAACAGCCTTATCTACAAATACGCCACAGGATACGGATCTACCTACAGTACCTCTGACACAGACTCCATAGCCTCTTACGGGCTGTTTGAGCGGTCAGTGGACTCTAACATCAAGAACCTTGCAGACATCACTGATATCGCTTCTAGAGAGCTTAGACTGCGTGCAACACCTAGAGCATCATTAGGTGCTATTCGCTTTCGTCTGGATAATCCAGACATGCCGAGTGCAATGCTTGACAGCCTTATCGGGGTCTTTTTTGGTCAGCCTGTACTTATCAACAATCTTCCTAGCAACTTGCTCGGTGGGATCTTTGACGGCTTTGTCGAGAATGTGGCACTTAACGCTACACCTACATATGTGGACATAACTCTTTATGTCTCAGCTACAGACTTCTCACTTAGCACGACACAGTGGGAAACAGTATTGCCAGCCACCTTAATGTGGTCAGGCGTAAATGGTACACTTACATGGACAAATGCGACAGGAGCACTAACCTAAATGGCACTATCACCGAACTATGGATGGGCTGAGCCAGATAACTCAAGCCTCGTAAAGAATGGCGCACAAGACATCCGCGCTCTGGGCGATGCCATTGACACATCACTCTGGAATGTGGGCTTCGGTCAAGCTGGTAAGAATCGCATTATTAATGGTGACATGAATATCTGGCAGCGTGGCACATCCTACAGCGCTGGTGGTTTTGGCATTTATGGTGCTATGGACAGATTCAGAGTTTCATCGACTGGTGGCACTTCTACAGTTAGTCAGCAAGCATTTACTGCTGGCACAGCTCCAGTTGCAGGGTATGAAGGACAATTTTTTGCTCGCGTAGCAACTGCTGCATCTGCGATGACTTACTGGGATTTTGGTCAGCCAATAGAAGATGTTCGCACATTCGCAGGACAAACAATGACTGTGTCTTTTTGGGCTAAGTCATCGGCTGCAACAACAATCTTAATTCGTGCTCGTCAAGATTTTGGTTCAGGCGGATCAACCGCAGTAAATAATGATTCGACACCTTTTGCATTAACCACATCATGGGCGCGTTATTCTGCAACAATCGCTGTTCCTTCTATTTCTGGAAAGACAATCGGAACAGGATCAAATCTTGGTATTTATGCACAATACAGCAGCGGGACTATCAATGGTTTAAGCCTTGACTTCTGGGGTTTTCAAGCAGAGTACGGCTCAAAGGCAACTCCATTTGAGACTGCAACTGGAACAATTCAAGGAGAACTTAGCGCCTGCCAACGTTACTATTGGCGTTCAACCGCCACAGGTGCTTATTCTTGGTTCGGTCAAGGTTTTGGAATTAGCACATCAAACATTATTTATCCTATTCAAAATCCAGTACCAATGAGAACTGCTCCAACATCTATTGACACCTCAACAACAATTAGTTATGACGGCGGTTTTACAGGTGCTGGTACTTTAACAATTCAAGCAAATGAGAGCAGCACTTTAATTACTAGAATTTCTTACGCGGGTTCTGGATTCACCACAAATCGACCTTATGCTTTATTGGCAAATAACAGTACATCAGCCTATGTCGGCGCAAGTGCGGAGTTGTAAAATGGAAAATGTAACCTTTGTTAAAGTCGCTGGTATTGGTGGCGTAGAAGTTGAACACGCCATTATTGACCGAGGTAATGACGAATTTACCTCAATGTCAAAGGAAGAATACGACCGCCGACAAGCGGAACAATCCACACCGAGTGTGATCGATGAAGCCGAAGCTAAGTAAGGCAGCGATACAGTTACGCGAACAGTTCGATGATTCGTTCCCAGATCGTGACCGCACATCGGATGGTTGGATCGGTGATACCCGACACGCTGCTCGCAAGTCAGATCATAATCCAGATGAGCAGGGCTGGGTTCGTGCCATTGATGTGGACAAAGACTTATTCAAGGGCGGAAAGCCAGACATCATGGGAGATCTTGCTGATCAGCTTCGTACCTTGTCCAAGTCAAAAGCAGACAAGCGTATTAGTTACATCATTTACGATGGACGAATCTGCTCCAACATCCTTAACTGGAAGTGGCGCAAGTACACAGGGGCTAACAAACACACTAAGCACATGCATGTTAGCTTTGAGAAAGAAGCTGACAATGATGGGGCTTTTTTTCAAGTATCTATGTTAGGTGGAGAATAATGAATGAACTAAAGACAGCAGCAGGCTCATGGGCTAGAGCATTCCTAGTAGCAGTAATCTCAATGGCAGCAGCTGGGGTCACAGATCCTAAGGCTCTAATTGCAGCAGGCATTGCTTCAATCCTTCCACCTGTATTGCGCTATCTATCACCTAATGATCCTGCTATGGGTATTAAGAAGTGACACAGTCGGACTTCTTCACCCTTTACCTTGCTACCATTGCAGCACTCGGTGGCTTGTCTGGCTATGTAATTACCCACCTGTTGTCTGAGATCAAAAGACTCAACACGCGAGTCGATGAGATCTATAACATCTTGCTTGACAGGTAACATTCTGCTATGGCAAGAAAAGCAACTAAGGCACTAGAGGAACAAGGTTACTCAAAGCTTGATGCTTATTGCATTGGGCTTTATGAGTATTTCTGTTCGCTTAAAAGAGCAGGCTTTGCAGAAGATGTTGCCATGTTCATGATTACAGAGCCACAGGCTTACCCGCATTGGATCTTGCCAGATGGAATACCGCCTGAGAAGTTAGGCGATTATGTAGATGAGGATGACGATTAAGCGAATCGTGGTCGTATCGGATCTTCAAGTTCCGTATCATGACAGGGTTGCAACCCGTAACCTTGCTAGTTTTATAACAAAGTTTAAGCCTGATCAAGTAGTCACCATTGGCGATGAGATTGACCTTCCCCAGATAAGCAAGTGGGAAGAAGGGCGCATGGGTTCTTATGCCCAGACCCTAGATGATGACCGTAACGAGGCTGTGCAGCTTCTCTGGGAGTTAGGCGTTACTGACTGCATTCGTAGCAATCACACAGATCGCCTGTATAACATCATCATGGCTAAAGTGCCTGCATTCGGTGCATTGCCCGAGCTGCGCTTTGAGAAGTTCATGAAGTTCGATGAGCTAGGCATTACCTTCCATAAGAACCCTATGCCTATTGCACCTAACTGGATTGCTGTGCATGGAGACCATACCCCTATCAAGCCACAGGGGGGCTTATCAGCCCTTGAGGCAGCCCGTAGGCATGGAAAGAATGTCATCTCAGGTCATACACACAGAGCAGGGCGTTCAGCCTTCTCAGAGGCTTCTGGGGGGCGTATAGGGCGTGTCCTGCATGGCATTGAGGTAGGCAATCTTATGGACTTTAAGCAAGCTGCATACACTAAGGGTGTTGCTAACTGGCAACAGGCTTTCGCTATCATCTATGTCAATAAGGCTAAGGTTCAGGTCGATCTTATTAACATTGAGAAGGACGGCACATTCATTGTGGCTGGCAAGTCCTACGGCAGACCTAGATAATCGTTATCATTTCGTTACACAAATATGCTTGATTAGTCGGACAGTTCTGTCACACTAAGTCTGTAAGCAATCAAGGGCATTGCTTGCAGTTAGGTAAGGGAATGGCAAACACAGACAAGCTACTACTTATCTGCATTATTGGAATGATTATAGGCTTTATTATAGTCATCATAGATGTGCAGAAAACATCTTACAAAAGGGGCGTACGCGATGGCTATCACCGAGGTCGCAGCTATAAGGGGCAGGAATGAAAGCCAATGAAATCTTACTCACAGCCACAGACACGATCCGTGACCGTGGGTTATCGTAC